GGTAAGGGCAGCGATACTCACTCCGTTTCAAGGTGGTATGTTTTCCGACCGTCTATTTCAGATATCTAACCAGATGGCATATAACATTCAGGAAGAAGTAACGAAAGGAATAATCATAGGGCGTCCGATAGGCGATACGGCAGACGAGATATATGACTTGTTTGGTAAAGAAGGCGAGGGTTATCAATGGCGAGCAGAACTGATAGCACGAACAGAAACAATTAGGGCAAGGGAGATAGCAAGGCAGTCCTTGTTTGATGACAACCGAAACCTGATAGAAAATGAAGAGTGGATAAATATGGAATCAGCCTGTGATGAGTGTCAGGATTTGGCTGATGAGTTTAACGCAGGGAATCACGACCTTCAACCTATACTTGACAGCCATCCGAATTGTGTATGCACTATTAGGGCTATTATGAAAGACTGGAAGGAATTAGGTGGTAGTAGCGACGAAGAGCCTGACTTAATGGACTATGAAGATTGGGTGCAGGAAAAAGGAATAGATGAATGAAAGTAATATGTGCAGGAAAAAAGTGCAGTAGGGTACTTGACACGAACAAAGATATATGGTATTATATAAGCAAAGGGAATAGCGGAAAAGATTTAGAGGTTGTTTGCAGTAGGTGTTACAGTAACTTGATAAATGGAGGAGTGAAGAATGAACGGTTACTTGAAAGGAGAAACTGGTGACACCATACGAAGCGATATACAGCAGGAGTCAATACCTAGCCGAACTCACGGATAGTAGACCGGAGTTGGCGAATCTCTTTATCAAAATACTTCACGCACTCTACCTATCGTTAATAAGGACAAAGAAAGACCCTTCCAAAGTAAACCTGAACGCAAGCATAAATAACGCAGGATTAGTATTATCAATTAAAGGCAATGGAAATGTGTCACGTGAAACAATGGGCTATGCTCGCAGGTTTCATAATGACTACACAGCCATTTATAAAGCAGTACCGAAAATCAATGAAAGGTTTATGCAGATATTCCGATTCAGTCAGGAAAAGAAAAGCCTGACTGCTATTTTATCAAGGGACAATGAAAAAATAGTTATAAGTGGAGAGGCAATATGAAACAGGGAAAAGAAGTCAAGCAAGTCAAGGAAAGCAAAGCTAATTATAATTTCAGCGCTCACTTTCTTGAAGCCGAGGTAAACGAAAAGCTACGTGAAGTACCAGTAATAATAATTCAGGAAGGAATGGGAAACAGCCGAGACAAACATTTCTATACAAAAGAAGCATTACAGAAATCGTATCGGCGATTTGACGGTGCGCAATGTTATGCTGACCATCCGACAAGGACTGAAGAAGCGGATAGACCAGAAAGAAGTGTCAGAGATATAATCGGATATTATATGAACCCGCAGAGCATAGACTTCAATGGAAAGACAGCGATAAAAGCAACGTTAAAAATAGCGGAAGGCGAATCATATAATTGGGCTTGGGATTTAATCAAGGAAGCTATAAACTTTCAGAAGTTATATCCTGATAAAGATTTGGTAGGAGTAAGTATCAATGCCGATGGCGTCACTCATCCTGGCGAAGGTGAAGACGAAGATATAATCCATTACGTTGATGAGATAACGGAAGTGTTCAGTAGTGATGTAGTAACGAAGGCTGGCGCTGGTGGTCGTATCGGCGCAGGGCTGAAAGAAAGTGTAAAACAATACCTTGAAGCAAAAGGTAAAAATCTAAAGGAGGCAGGTGCAATTATGAAAAAAGCGCTAAAGAAGATGGCTTCAGAAATGGAAGCACTTAAGGCGAAGAAAGAGGCAGGCGAAGTTGACGATAAAGCGTATGGAACAGCGATGGACGAAATCGTAGCACAGTTAAATAAACTCGCTGATGAAGCTCCTGAAACAGAGGACGAGGGCGAGGGCGAGAAGAAAGAGGGCGAAGGCGAGGGAGAGAAGAAGGAAGAGGAAGGCGAGGCTCCGCCAGCTGACGACAAAAAGGATGAGAAAGATGAGAAAGTTAAAGAAGCATTAAGGGACGAAAACCTAATGCTTAAGACGAAAATCAAACTTATGGAAAGCAAAGAACTGGTAGGTAGACTGCTCAAAGAAAGCAAACTCCCTGCTGGTACTTATGATGACCTGAAAGAAGTCCTTATAGGAAAGGATGAGAAGTATTGTAAGAAGCTGATAGAGGCTCGGCGTGAGTTCATTTCCAATATGCTCAAAGCAAAAGTGGTTGGAAATGGAGAAGTAATCGTTGAGTCTGGCAAGAAGGAATCAACAGCATTTGACGGTCTGCCGAAAAAGCAGTCCGATAAATAAAAGGAGGGATTGAACAATGGCATTAGTTCAACCCACAGCAGAGAACAAGCTTGTAAGTACAAATAGAGATTCACTGGTTATGCCGTGTGCTTCAGGCACGGTAATCAATCAGGGCGTAAGGTTAAAGTTGTCGACAGGGCTTGTAACTCCCACGACAACACTTGGCGACGATTGGGTTGGTGTAGCAGACTTTACTAATCCCGTTGCTTCACTCGGAGATACATTAACAAGCGGAAGGGTTTTGTTAAAAGGGAACGTTGTTTACTTTGACGCTCCAGTAGTAGAAACCTATACGTTTGGTGATTTGGTATACGATTATGACGACACAGTAGATTTTCACGCTGGTGCTGTATGCAAAACGTCTACGCTGGCAATACTGGTCGGAACGTATGTTGGGCTCACCGCTGTATCAGGTGGAACAGGTGTAAGAATACCTGTCAAGATTAAACCGTCGGTAGTGATATAAACAAAGGAGATGAAAAACAATGGCTCTTATTCAGCCAACAGCAGAAAATAAATTAGTGTCTTTTGATATTGATTCGACTGTGATGCCTTGTGCGTTCGGCACAGTCATAAATCAAGGGACAAGATTAAAGGTAGCGAGTAATTTAATCACGCCTACTACAGCGAAAAATGATGATTGGGTAGGTGTAGCTGATTTCTCGAACCCCGTAGCGTCTCTTGGTGATACACTGACAAGTGGTCGTGTGTTACTTGCAGGTAACGTGATATGGTTTGACGCACTGGCAACAGAAACAATGACCTTTGGTGACCTGGTATATCCGTATGAAACAGGAGGAAATCATTATTCTGGAGCAGTGTGCAAAACAAGCACGTCGGCGAAATTGGTAGGAACATATGTAGGTCTGACCGCGCAGGTATGCGGTGCAGGCGTGAGAGTTCCTATTAAGATACAGCCGACCGTTGTAATCTAAAAAAGGAGGAATAGAAAAATGGAAACTAATTTCTTTACAGAGAAGGAACTCAAAGACCGCTCGCGAATGCTTGAAAGCGCGATGAGTGAGCATACTTCTCTTCGTGAAGCTCTCAAGAAACACGCAGGCGAAGACCCAGAGTCAATAGACTGGGAAAAGGTTTCTTTTAAGGAGTTAAGGGACAGGGCAAAAGGCGAACTGATGGAAGCGACTAACGTCGTATCCACGCAGGGACAGCTGTTCCGGTACGGAATACAGAAAGTGCTGTTTGACGGATACAAAGACGTGCCGACAGTTTATCCTGATGTCGTGCAGTTCGTTCCATCGAGCAACAGGCAGGAATGGTATGCACCGCTGTATGGTGCAGAAGTTCCTACTGACGTTGCATTCGGTGGTAAGTTCCCAGACAGCAGAATCAAAGGACTGGATACCGTCCTTGTGAACAAAAAGATAGGGCGTATGCTCTCTCTGGAAAGGGAACTCTTTGATTATGACCAGACAGGACAGGTTGTAACAAAGGCGTCACAGATGGGTAAGCGTGTCCGCTACAAAGAGGAAACCGATGTTATGGCAGCGATTTTCGGTGCTACCTACTCGACGGCTATCGGAAATAGACCTTCCAGCTATGCGAACCTTAATCAGTTCGGAATGGAAGCAGCCGATATAGCGTTAATGAACATGGTAGACCCACTCGGCAATAATATGTTAGTAATGCCGAGCCTGCTTCTCGTTTCAACTGCTGATAAATTCAACGCAGCGAAGTTACTCAACAGTTCATTACAGCCTTCGATACCTGGCGCGTCAGGCAAGACAGCGTCTTCTGGCGATTCGGGCACAACTGGCTGGACAATGACAATCAACCCGCTTCAGGGGCTTTATTCCTTGAAGGTCAGCAGGTTCATTACTGCTAACAGGTGCTACCTGATGGAACCGAAAATCTCCATAGTGTTTCAGGAGGCGTCACCAGTTGAAATTGTTCAGGAGAACCCACTGTCTGGGATGGCATTTGAGAATGACATCTACAGATGGAGAGTGCGCAGACTGTATCAGGTTGCCGTTTTGGAAAGCCGTTACATCTACGCAATCCAGAACACCTAAACAGGCAGGGAAGGGAGGGCTGGTGCCGCACTGGCTCTCCCAACCCGATTAGATAAATGATAAGGACAATAGATAAATACGGGTTTACGGAAGAAGCAGGAGAAGTGAAGATAAAGGAAACGGATAAGATAGGTGTAGCGCTTGGGAATAGAGGATACATTGAAAATTATTCTTATAAAGGCGTTTCTTTTTGCAGGTTTTATTGGAATAGCAATGTTCTGGTTGACTTGTTCAATAGAAAAGGGGCAGAAATAGAAGTCAACTATAAGCAATCATTATGCAAAATGGATAAAATGATATATATACCTATAAGAAAAGGCGAGAAATTAACAACGGAAGATTTAAGAAAGTATATCAAAGGAGGAAAGTAATATGACAATTCAGAATACTTATAAAGAGGCTTGGGAAGTTCTGCAAGCAGTATGCGATATAACCGACCCGGCAAATCCCAGATTAAGGACTGACGCAGTTCTTGAAACAGGAGATATTGAAATCGGAGCAGTAGAGATAAAAAATGCAACGGACGACACAAGAGTTAAAGTCGGAAGCGATGGTACACAGAATGCTCTTTATGTTCAGGCTGCGAAGATTGATTTGGCAACGACTTCATTGAGGGACGCTATAACAGGAGCAGGAGCAGCAGCAAAAACTCTGGCTGATGTAGTATCAGCATTTCCTGCAAGTCCAGCTACATCGACAAAGCAAAGCGATGGGAGTCAAAAGTCGCAGGTTGTAGATGGGAGCGGAAACGTAATAGGAGCAACAGGAAACGCTTTGGACATAAACATTAAGTCAGGCAATCCTGCTAATCCTTCTACGTCTACGAAACAAAGTGATGGAAGTCAGAAAACTCAAATAGTCGACGGGTCAGGAAATGTAATAGGTGCTACATCAAACGCTTTAGATATAAATGTAAAGACAGGGAATATAACAGGATTTGCTTTAGAAACTGGTGGTAACCTTGAGAAAATAGCAGGACAAGCTTGCACTCCGCTATCGGGACAGGCGACAGCAAGCGGAGATACTACGATAGTCCCATTAACAGCTCTTAAGAAGATTAGGATATACAGGATATACTTGCAGAATGTAAATTCTACAGCTGTGGCAGTATATCTGAAACTAACGATAGGTAGTTCTGCTGTTAATGTATGCCCCGCAACTTTGGTGCAATATCAAATGTTAACTGACAATGTTAGAGCAGGACAGAAATATTATGAATGCGATGTAGCAACAGCAGTAGTATTGAATCTTGGTGGAGTAAGCAACGTTAATTGGCAGATAGATTACACGCTAGTATAATAGGAGTAGCTATGGAAAAAGAAATACTGGTTTGTAAAGGATTAGACTACGCTAAAATATCTGCTATCAAAGATATTAAAAGCGAGTGGGGCAAAGAGGAACTGGACGAAAAGAAGTTCAGCATTGTTACTCTTGACTTGACCGACGAACAAGTATTCGCTTGGGACACTGCTAATGCTCTTTGTTTGAATGACGCAGAAAAGCCAGAGAAACTAATAGAGACTCCAGCGAAGTATCAAATAGCACGCGTATTAGACAATGTAATCCTTCTTGGAGATAAAACCGCAACTATGATGGCTTCTACTGTGGGCAAATCAAAGGCAGTTTACTTACAAGGAATACAGGATACAATGCAAGCAGAAGCCGTAGTAAAGCAGGCAAAGATAGATAAAGCAAAAGCAGATACAGCCGCTATGGGGAAAGGATAATATGTCTACTCCATTTAAGATAATCGTTGATACTACAAAAGCAGGGTCAGCGAATACGCATTTTATTCTACCGCTTGATGGTTCATCGACGTATAACTTTGATGTAGACTGGGGAGATGGAGGAGCAGTTCAAACTGTAACTACAAATACCCCTATTGACCATACTATGCTGGGTGGAGCTGGAACTTATACTATCACAATTACCGAAAATGTAGTTGGTGGGTTCCCACATATCTACTTCAACGACTCTGGTGATAAACTCAAACTTATGCAGATAAGTCAATGGGGAACGAATAAGTGGTTATCACTTGGGCGGACTTTCCGTGGCTGTTCAAACTTGACTATTACTGCAACAGATGAGGCTACTGCGAATACCGGAAGTGTGACAAACTTTTCATGGGCGTGGGCTGACTGTTCAGGCTTAACAAGTTTCCCACTAATCGATACCAGCGGAGCAACGACATTAAGCAGTGCTTGGTATGGCACCAGGTGCACCAGTTTTCCACTTATTGACACCAGCAATGTTACCGACTTTTCAAGTGCATGGAGGAACTGCAATAGTCTGACCAGCTTCCCACTCATCGACACAAGCAAGGCAACAACATTATATTATACGTGGTCAAGTGCGGGTGCGATGACAAGTTTTCCGCTAATTAACACTGGCAATTGCACGAACTTTGAGGGAACTTGGCAATTCTTATCTCTGACCAGTTTTCCACTTATTGACACAAGCAAAGCAACAACACTCTTTAGCACCTGGGGAGGTAACTCTTTTTCCAGTTTTCCACTAATCAACACCAGCAACGTTACCGACTTTTCAAATGCATGGAGGAATTGCCAATTATTGGTTAGCTTCCCACTCATCGACACAAGCAAGGGAACGAACTTCTATTATACGTGGAGTGGTTCTTTTTCACTCTTTACTTTCCCAACTTTGAATATGAGGGCTATTACCAATGGAGAAGGTTGCTTCAATGGTGTCAAGTTAGGTGTTGCTTCATATAGTGCTCTCATTACCGATATGGCATTAGGCATTACAACAGGAGTAGTATTTAATGGTGGGACAAGCAAATATGCTCCTGCGGTATTGACTGCTCATAATACATTGACTGTGACAAGGTCGTGGACTATAACCGATGGAGGTATGCTAAATACATTATACGAAGTAGGGTCAGGGAAACCTTACAGCACCATACAGTCGGCACTTGACTCCCTATATTCGGATTACGGCTCGGGAACATTCTTGGACACAATGACTATCAGAGTATACACCGGAACTTATACCGAAACGGCGACACCTAATTCAGCATTGAAGCCAACTGCAACTTATAGGCTTATGATAGAAGCCGCCGCTGGTAATACTCCTGTTATAGATGGACAAAGCACAAGAGGTGACGGAGTTCTTGTTATAGGTATTGATTATGTTACTGTAGACGGATTTACGGTTCATCATTGCACAAGCGAGGGAATATTCTTTTACAACGGTGCAGACTATTGCACAGCCTCAAATAATATCTGCTATTCAAATAATTCTTACGGAATACTATGGTATTCTGGTTGCACTTACGGGATAGCACATCACAATATTAGTTATTCTAATGGTGCTCACGGAATAGTTTTATACGACACTTGCAATTACGGAACTGTTTATAATAATCTCTGTTATTCTAATGGGACAGCAGGAATATACTTTAGGATATCAACTAATATGGTTGCATACAATAATCATTGTCACCATTGCACATTCTGTTTCGACATAGAAGACGGGACGATAGCGAAAATATATAATAATCTTTCGCATGACTCAACGAATCCTGCGTTCGGTTTAACAATATTAAGTAATTCATATGTGGAACTATACAATAACACTTTATACTTAAGTGTTCTTTATATTGGTAATTCTTCTAATGCGACAGTAAAAAATAATCTTATGACAACATCCGCAGGTTATTGCATAACAGTGAATGACGCGGCAAGTAAAGTGGGGTTTGTTTCGGATTATAATGATTGCCATATATCAGGAACAGCAAAGACGGGCAAGTGGGGTGCGGTAGATGAGAATACTTTGGCGGACTGGCAATTGGCTACAAGTCAAGACAGTCATTCAATAGACACACATCCGGCATTAGTGAATGAAGGTGGTACGGTTGCAACTGATTATCAACTAACAAGTGTTTCTCCTTGTATAAATATCGGAGTAAGTTTAAGTTCAATATTCAGTACAGATTATTTCAATGTTGGACGTCCGCAAGGGATAGCTTGGGATATAGGATTTAACGAATATGTATCGGGTACTTTACTGCTATTTAATCAGGATGAGCTGGAATGATAGGAGAATAAATTATGAGTGAAGTAAGCGAAATGACGGCAAGCATAAGAAATCTGGTTGATGATTTGGCTACTTCAAAGTTTATTCCACGTGAAGATTTAGGCAAGCAGATAAACGGAACGAACAAGATATTTTTCCTTGAGAAGAGGAATATAGTAGCAAGTTCGACAAACGTAATATCCGATGGCGTGACACTTACAGAAACAACTAATTATACAGTGAATGTAGCGAAAGGAATGATAACGATAGCTCCTGCTACCTCAGCACCATCAGCAAGTTTGACAGTAGACTATTACTGGCAAAGATTCTCCGACGCCGTATTACTTGATTTTATAAATGCAGGACTGCGATTTATCGGATATGGAACGGACGCGACAGCCACGGAAAATGATTTGTTAGGGACTCCTGAAAGTTTGAAGGAAGCCGTTGAGCATTATGCTTTACACCATGTTTATAATGCTTTGGCGACAATTACAGCGGACTTATACAAAGCTGGCGCAGGGAAAAAGAACATAGATAAGGACGGGATATTTAAGAAGTATCAGCAACTTGCACAAGACAATAAGAAGGGCGCATTGGAATTGAGAGATAACTATTATAAACGGCAGGGCAGGAGGGAAGCGCCGAGTTTCGCACAAACACACGTAAAATATCCGACTTATACTCCGATAAGGTGATAGATAAATGGATAATATGGCAGAAAATAAGACCGTCATTGACGACGCTATAGCTGATGTATCTGGTGCTTTTGAAGAACAGATAACAGTTAAGCAATTTGTCAGCTATGGCGAGGTTCCTGCTGATGGGCTTACTCCCACGATAACCTATAAACTTCTACCGACAACAGCCGTAGTAGATGATATAGGTCAAGAGAAAATGGCAAGCGCGGGCGGGTTTATAGCTCTTGGCGACCTGCAAATGCAGATAAGAACAATTAAACTACAAGAGCCTAATTCTTCTCATCCTGGAGATAGGATAATCTATGATGGCGCAGAATATACTTTGGTACAGAAGCCTATGATAGAATATCTTTCAGGTGTTATTTATTACACCTGCATTTGTCGGAGGGTTGTATAATGCTTCCGATTGAAATAAAAGTCTTAAATAAAGATAAAATGAACAGCCTGAAATTGAAACAAGAACAGGTTATTAAGAATATACAAAATATTGTAAAAATATCAGGATTTAATGTGATGTCTAAAGCAAGAGATAAATGTCCCGTTGTAACAGCCAACCTTCGAGATAGCATAACAGTTGAGTTTTTAATGTCAGCTCCAAACTTCGGAGCGAAGATATATACAAACGTGGTATATGCTTCCAATCAAGAATACAATACGACCTATAATCATAATCATCCGCAACAGAAGAATAGCAAAGCAACTTGGGGATTCCTTCGTAAGTCATTACAAGAAGTACAGCCAGAGTTCAAGGAAGCCATAAGAGAGGCGTTTGCATGATAGTTAATAGCATTGTATCATTCTTGAAAGCGACGTTTCCAGCGGACTTTGGAATTATACCACGGGTATATGTTAAAGACCCAAAGTTTATATTTTCTGATACTACGACAAAGCCATTCTGTATTGTAGAATACATTCCTCCGATAACAGAAGAACAATGGACAATAGGGGACGCTCAAAGGAAAATAAACGCCAAGTGCCAGATAACAGCTTTATTTAATGATTATGACACTGCGAAGTTCTTTGTATCCCGATTACAAACTTCACTTCAAAGTATGGTTGCAATATGGAACGCAGGAACAAACGCTCCTGGAATGAATCTGATGGGTGTTTGCGACTTACTGTATAATCCCACCGCTGACTTAAAAACCTATTTGAGTTATCAGCCTAATTGGTTTACTTCTCCTGTTCCGGTAGTTTATAAAAATGGGTTTTTGACTGCGAATATTGTAAGTCCTACTTTGTATACAGTGGATTATACAGTAGGTAAAATAACATTTGCGTCAGTCCAATTATCAACAGATAAAATATACGCAACGTATAAAACAGGAGTAATTGACTTTGTAATAGATGGTATAGTATTCCCTATAGTACTGACTGATATTGCGAACAAGCCCCACTACTATAATGTAGCGGTGTCGCTGTCAACGTGGTATCATATAAAGGCAACAGCCGATAGGCTGATTTGATAAAGGAGGAAAAGAAAATGGAAGAAAAGCAGATAAGGGTTAGGTTTCTGGAAAAAAACGCCTCGGATTTTTATTTGAGAGGCGCAGATAAGTATATAAGGCTAACACCGGAAATAATCGCAGACGGTGGAGTAATAGAGGTTGGCGAGTTGGCAGCGAATGAATTGGTCGCTTCCGGCAGATTTGAAATGGAAGATAGCGAACCTACGGCGCAGGAAGAAGCGCCATCGAAGAAATCTAAAAAGAAAAAGGAGGAATAAAATATGGCAAGGTTTACAGGTAAGATGGGTAAAGTAACACTTGCTTCCGGTGAAGTCACATCCATTACGGACTGGACACTGGACGCAAAAGTTGATGATGTAACTTCTACTGCTATGCAGGACACCTGGCACCAGAAGCTGACAACCTTTTTAGGATGGGACGGCTCATTTACGGGGCATTGGGAGAGTGCAGGTGCAAACATAGCCGCATGGACGCAGTTCCTGACAGGTGCAACAGCTACTGTGGAACTCTTTCCTGATAAAAATCAAACAGAGAAGTTTGCAGGTTCAGCTTTTATTGAGTTTAACTTGAAGGCTCCTCATAACGGAGTCGTAGCATTTACTGCGAAGTTTAAGGGAACTGGCACATTGACCAGAACTCCATAAATAGGGAGGTGTGATAATATGGCAAGATTCACAGGAAAAAACGGGAAACTGCTGGGAGTGAGTACAAGGACAACTGTTTCGTCACCGGAAACGTTGACTGATGTAGGAGCTCACACAGTATTTACATTTGCACACAGGTATATGGATAGCTCAATACCTCCGACAATACTGGTTAATGGAGGAGCGGCGCTATCATCTTACGTGATAGATTATATTTTGGGAACTATCACGTTCTCGGTAGCAGTCCTTACTCCGTATACAGTAACGGCTAACGCCTTCGTTTATAATACGCTTGCAGAAGTCGGAGATTTGTACAACTGGACGCTTGATACAAAGGCTGATGACGTTGACGTAACGGGATTTCAGGATGTATGGCACCAGAAACTTATTACGCATTTGGGCTGGGACGCAACCGCAGAGGGTTACAAGACAAGCGGTTACTGGTTTACGGCGTTTACAAACGGGTTAAACTTTTACATTGCTTTCTATCCGGACAAGAATGTCACCACGGAATTTTTCGTAGGCAATGGATGGATAGATTGGAATACGAAGGTAGCCCACAACGCAGCTGTTACGGAAACAATAAAGATAAAGGGAACGGAAGCAATAGCAAGATTGACTTCTTAAGGAGGGATTATGGAAACAGATAAAGGGGAGGGTTGGTGGGAAACAGCAGATTTTTATTTAGCCTGTTTTCTGAAAGCGAAGGGTTGCAAAATTATACAGACACGGAAAGTCAATGAAAAAGAAGCGATATTCCGGCTTGAAGTGAAAGACGAGAATATCTTGAAAAGATATTATAACAGAGAAGAATCGGTGGAGCCTTTGAGTTATGCTATGGCGATAAAAGAACTCCGAGGCTTCTGCCGATTGAAAAAATGATAAAAGGGAGGGAACGAAAATGGCTATGTTAAAAAGGGATGATATAATGAAGTGCGATGACTTGCCGGAGGCAGTTGTGGAGTGTCCTGAATGGGGCGGTGAAGTCAAGGTAAAAGCATTGAGCCTTGATAAACGGCAGGAGATATCACGGGCTTCAGAAGTTGGTAATGGTTTGGATTCAATAAAGTTAGCAGTAGTAACGTTCATTGAGGGAGTTATTGAGCCGAAGTTCACAGCTGCTGACTTCGAGGTATTAAAATCAAAAAGCAGTTCTGCTATGAACAGGGTTGTAAATAAAATATGTGAGTTAAGCGGGATAGGACAAGACCTAAAAAAAGAATTAAAAGCAACGGACTAAATAGGAATATATTAACCGTTGCTAAAAACTTTGGCAGATTTCCAACGGAGATAATGGGTGTCGGACAGCAGAACAGATTGATTCTGATAGGAGCAGAGAACTGGATAGTTCAGAAGGTGATAGAGTGGCTTGGACTGAATATCATTGTGAAAGATATCAGTCCTCAAATATCAAGTGAGGACTTTGAAGAAATGATGGCGCTGTATGAACTGGAATACGATGAAAGACCTGTGGAGGATAAATAATGGCACTTGAAGAAACAGGCGTAGTCTTATCTGCTATTGATAATTTTTCAAAGCAGATGGATTCGTTCAATAAGAAACTGAACGAAATAGGCACTAATTCTGAAACGGCAGGCAATAAGACAAGCTCATTGAAAGACCAGTTTATGTCGCTTGTACCTGCTATGACTGCCGTAGGTGCTGTAATGTTCCTAAAAAGCAGTATTGAAGCGTCAATGGAACAGGAAGAAGGACTTCGGAAATTAAACTTCGCAGTAACCGCAACAGGTAAAAAGTTCTCTGATGTTAAGCCGCAAGTAGACGCCTTCACAGAAGCAGTAGAAAATAATACAAGATTTTCGGGCGAGATAGCAACCGAAGCTATGGCTAAACTTACACGTGTAACAGGTGATTTCGCCACAGCACAACGGCTGGCGAAACTTGCTATGGACATATCTGCTACGACTGGCAAGGACTTAATGGAAACTACTACACAATTAGGGCTTGCCTTTGAAGGAAATACGCGTGGCGTGATGATGTTAAAGCGTGAGTTTGGTGCACAACTGGAAGGTGCAAAGACAGGGACGGATGTCCTAAATAAATTAGCGAAGGCTTATGACGGTTCTGCCGAAAGTGAAAAGAGTTTTACAAAGGATTTGGCGGTAGCAAATCATCAGTTTGAAGAAATGCAAAAGGCAATCGGTTCCCAACTTATCCCTGTTCTATCCGATTTTATGTCTGCTATAATGCCTCTTATTCCTGCTATAAAAGACGTAGCCGTCGGAATAGGGGCTGCTCTCTCGTCAATGATAACAAACTGGATTACTGCTTCAAAGATTATAGGCGGAACAGTATCCTCGCTATACAAGGAAATCAAGGCGGCAGTCACAGGTCATTTCGCAGAAGCAGTGAAGATACAAGACAACTGGGTAAAAACTTCAAACGACGAATTAAAGAACTGGGCTGCGAAGCAATCCGATATAATAATAAACGCAAACAGTAAATTAGTGAATGTTTATGCAGAAGCTGAAAAAAAGAAAGTTGAACTATCAAAAAACTCAACAGCAATAATAGCAAAAGACTCAAAAGAAGATATAAAGAAACGGGAAGAAGACGCTAAAAAACACCTTGAAAAAATGGTAAAAGATAATATGGAGTTTGGAAATACTATCAAAGAGTTAAGAGCAAAAGACCAGATAGATAAAATTAAAAAAGACCAGGAAGCTGCCAATATCATGAAAGCGTTGCGAGAAAAGGACATAGTTGAAACTACAAAGATGAACAAAACGCTGGCTACGAATGCGATAAGTAATGCACAGCTTTCATATAATGAACGCAAGGCTCTGGTACTGAAGTTCAAAGATGACAATATCTTATCTTGGCAGGAAGCAGAAACGACAATAGCTGACTTGAACAAGCAAGCGACGGACGATATGAAGAAAAACGTAGATAACTTCCTGTCCGGTTTCAGTTCCAGCTTTTCCAGCGGTATAGGGGATATGCTTAAAGGCACGAAGAATATGAGTGACGGTTGGAAGTCTATCTGGGACGGGATGGGGAACTATGCGCTTGACTACCTTGCAAAAATTGCCGCTAATGCGGTGTTTGGTTTCCTCGGGAATATACTTACTGGTGGGTTGAGCAGTTTACTTGGATTCCTTGACGCAGGAGGAGAAGTCCAGAAAAGCGGTATGTATTACTTGAAGGCTGGCGAGAAAGTAATTTCGGATTCTCCAACTATGTCGATAGCTCAAACAGGCGCAATAAAACCTCTTAATTACGCCACGACAACACAATCAACGAAAAATAGCGTGACTAATTTTTCTCCTAATATAAATATACAGGGAACATTAAATCCTTCGGATATAGCGGAATCCGTAGGGAAAGAATTGCAACGGGCTATACGGGGACTTGGACAGTCAAGCATGGTAGGAGGGAATATAGCTTGAAGGTAAGGAGAGTGTAGAATGGGCGTTTTAGCTAATTTAAAACTGGGAGTGGCAGGTTCAGAAAAATGGATTACCTTTCCGGTACAGGATATATCTATGGATATGAAAGATATACTTGCTGAAAGTGCGAATGTACAAGGCGACTACTACAAGAGTATATTTAAGGTTAATGTTCCGACGTTCAGTATAACGGGTGCAAGATTAACGATAGATGATTTTAATTTGTTCGCTGGATTGAAACAGCGTAAGGCGCTTTTAAACTTCAAGTGGCGTGATGACCTTGCAGTGATTGATGAACAGAATATCAGCACTGATACGACGCACGTTACGCTGTATAATACTTCAGCTTCCGGCATAACTATTACTGGCGTATGGCTTTTAACCGACCCAACACACGCAGGAACGAATTACTATACATCGGGCAGTTATAACACTACGACAAGAGTGGTAACGCTTGGCTCCGCCTTGCCTGGTGCTTTAACAGAAGTTTTGATAAACTATGCATATACAGGGCACGGCGTAGTTATAAAATCAATGTCCGTTTCCGCTATGAGAGGATTTAGGAAAAACTATCTGATGTGCAGTATATCACTTGAGGGAGTATGATACCTACAACTGCACAATTCGAATTAAATCGTCAGGCAAGGGCAAACGAAATATCCTATGAGATATACATGGATTTGGATGATTATTGCTTGTCGTCTATGGGCGCAAGTATAACTGGTTCAAGCAGTCTATCCGCGAAGTATCCGCTTGCTGGAATAATAAACGGAGACAAGACACATAGGAACTACGGGCTTGATATAGGCGATACTGGTTACGATGCGAATTTTCCTAACCTGAATGGTTGGCAATCATCGGTGGAAACGAATCCGTGGATAAAAATAGACTTTGGTTCAAATAAAATAATCGATAAGGTGCAACTGATACAATATCCGATATTTATTACCTCGCCTTCGTTTACGTCTTATAATATACAGACAAGTTTGGATGATGTTACTTACGGAGTCGCAAGCGGATATATATCGAGGATAGAAAGTTATAATAGAAATAATTCTCCAGTCCCATCTACATCGGTAACGACTGGCACAATAACAACGAATGCCGCAGATAATATAGTTTACTTCTCGCAGGATATTTATTGCAGATATCTTCTAATACAAATGATAGGGGCTTCTCTATCATCGAAGATATGCTATCTCGGTGCGACACGTGTAATAAATCTCACAAGCCGATTATTGAATCTATCATCCGACCAGTCTATGACGTGGAACTTACGCAGATATATGGGACGCAAGTTTGACTTGGAACTTCAAAACTATGATGGAGCTTTGACGCCATAATGAGCATATTGATTGATTCAATGGAGTACGCTTCTGACGGGGCGGCACAAGCAGCCTACGTCTCGGATAATCTTCCCGTCCCATCATCTAAATTGGATAATTTCGATACAACAGAAAACTCGTACTGGACAAACTTGACTGGCGGTACTGGAACAGTAACTTGCAACAGCGGAGGGAATGGGTTATTGATAGCAACGGCGGCGTCAGGGACGGATGTAGCGGCAATTAAACACCAAAATCCTGGTGCGACATGGCAGTTTAAGACAAGAATTAAAACGAATTCTGCTGGTCACTTCCAGCTTTACTTTCCAGCGGATAGCTGGGCTGGGAATGGTATAGCGTGGGGAAGTGTAATGAGAATAGTAGTTTGCATAGGGTCGGGAACGGATGGGTGGGGAGTGGGGTATTGGAATGCAAGTGGGACTTTTGGCTGGCTGGATACTATATGGTATGATACGCCTAACCTTCCAATAAATAATTATCATAGATTATACGTAGCGAAGGACGCAACTAATTATGTTTTTAGTATGTATACTGACGCAGACGTACTTCTGTCTACTCATACATTGCCTATTGCAAACGTTTATCACGGAAGCGAGCAGGGTTGGATAGCAATAGGGAATATCAGGAATGATGAATTAAATCAAACGACAACATTAGACTGGCTTGATTATTTATATGAAGTTGTCCCGGCTCATAGCGGAGCACAAGTGTATTCTGAAATCGGACATACAGGCAGTTATTCTTTGCAAGCAAAAATAGATGGGACAGCGACGACAAGTCATCTCGTTCGCACATTAGGTGCTCCATCCGATTGGTCGACGTATTCTACTTTGACGATATGGCTTTACTTTTCACGAGCCTCGCAGGAGATAATCTTCGGATATGGAAACAGCTCAATTACAACGAATCAATTATTATTGACTTGCGTTGCAGGCGATGAGCATACATGGAAACAACATACTATTGCATTCACTGGCACAAGGAATGCTATCACAAAGTTTGGATTTATTGTGTCTAATTCTACACCAACACAAGATTATGTAGATATTGACGAAGTACGCGCTGAAAGCACATATCCGCCTATAATACCAACTACTCCCTTCAATGCTGACTTACGACCTAACTTGGAGATAAGAATGTATGCAGGTTTTAATAACGAGAATATTATGATAGGACGCGGATTCATTGACAGTTATGATTTGGATAGTTCTACGCGTACAGTAAAGTTGACCGCAAGGGATAAAGTAAAACAGCATATAAATAGGCTCTTGACCGCAGACAATATAACTAACTATACTTCAGAAATGGCTCTGGAATATGCTGCGAACTTTGCGAATATGCCATCCTCGGAAGTTGACCTGGATAGAGTGGGGTCAGTATTGCAGGCATGGCCTGCCGTTGCCGTTGATTGCTATTCTGAAAGTCAGAAGATAGCCGAAGCGGTCGGGTTACAGTCCATATTCTTTGACGAAAGCGGTATCTTAAAGTTTAAGTCGAAAATAAACAGCATGGGTTCTTTTGTAATTGACACCTACGTAAACAGGGATTCGTTTATTGATATGATTTACGAAAAGATAGCTGGCAGTAAGACGGGTAAAATGTGGGCGTTAGTCGGTGAAAATCCTGCCATTGGGGGCGCGCACCGCTTAATTGAAATAGACCTTTCCAATAATGCTTTACTGGGTAGTTATCCTATTCCCGTTTCATCACCAGGAACTACACATATGAGGCCGTTAGGAATTGCTCAAACGGATAATTATATTGTCGTAATGACGGCAGGAGTTCACTCTGTTCCCACTGACTTTGCTATGTTATGTGCGTTTGATAAAGTTGCTCATACATTTTCTGCAGGGACGCCTATAGATTGGAAAGATTGTGACCCCGCGAACGAGATACCTATTTACGGGAACTTCTGGCTGGCAGGGACAAGTTTTGGATATGGGGCAGGAAGTGATTTAGTTTACTTTGCAGGACTGGGCGCGACTTATTACCATGAAGAGTTGTATAGTTTTAACGCTGCGACGCATGCTGTG